GTTCGCCGAACGCTGGATGCTCTCGAAGCTCACGGCGGGCAACACCTACGCCCTGAAGCAACGCGACGGCCGCGGCGTCGTCGTGGCGATGTACGTGCTCGACCCCGCCAAGGTGACCCCGCTCATCTCGAGCGATGGCGGTGTGTATTACCACTGTAAGCGGGACGAAATTTCAGGGATTGAGGACGACCTCGACCCGGCCCGCGGCGGCGGCATCACCGTGCCCGCCAGCGAAATTCTGCACGACATGATGTGCCCGATTTTCCACCCGCTCTGCGGCGTGACGCCGCTGTACGCCTGCGGGATGGCGGCGCTGCACGGGCAAACGATGCAGTCCAATCAGGCGAGTTTCTTTGCGAATGGTAGTCGGCCTGGTGGCGTCCTCACGGCGCCGGGGCAAATCGGGAACGAGACGGCGCAACGCCTTAAGGATTACTGGGAAGCGAATTTTACCGGGCCGAATGTGGGCCGGATCGCCGTACTTGGTGATTCGCTCAAGTACGACCCGATGACACAAAACGCCGTCGATTCCCAACTGATCGACCAACTGAAATTGACGGCCGAGATGATCTGCACGTGCTACCACGTGCCGGCCTACATGATCGGCGTCGGGCCGCCGCCGCCCTACGCGAACGTCGAGCCACTCCTGCAGCAGTACTACTCGCAGTGTATTCAGTCGCTGTTGACGTCGTTCGAGGCGGTGCTCGACCGCGGGCTGGAGTTTAAGACCCCGTCGATCGGGGTGGAGTTCGACATCACCGACCTGCTCTGGATGGATACGGCGACGCGGACCAAAGCCGCGGCGGATGCGATCGGCGGCACGGTCATGTCCCCGAACGAGGCGCGGTGGCGGTACTTCGGCCTGGGCAGTGTCCCCGGTGGCGCCTCTCCGCTGGCGCAGCAGCAGTACTTCTCGCTCGCGGCCCTGGCGCAGCGCGACGCAGGCGACCCGTTCAAGTCATCGGTCGCTGCGACGATCCCGGTCGCCGCGGATGACGACGACACCGACGCCAAGACCTTCGCCGCGGCGCTGCTGCCGGCGGTGACGAAACACCTGGAGGCGTATGCGAGTTGACGTCCTCGCCGAGACGGTCGCTCAGGTGATCGCGGCGACGGTGGGGCCGCTGCAGCAGCGCGTCACCGCGGTCGAGCAGGCGTGGACGCGGACCGAGGAGGCGATGGTGACGCCGGCGCTGGTCGCCGAGGTCGTCCGCAGCCTGGAGCTCGTGACCGCGACCGTCGGCGACGTCGACCGACGCGGGCAAGCGGCGATGGCCGCGGTACGGGAACGGGTCGCGGTCCTCGAGACGCGCGAGCTGGTGCCCGGCCCACCTGGACCGCCCGGACCGGCTGGCGTCGACGGCAAGGACGGCACGCCAGGCCTGCGCTACTGCGGCGTCTTCGTCGACGGCAAGGACTACGACCTGGGCGACGGCGTCACCTGGGCCGGGTCGCTCTGGCACTGCAACGCCGCCACCACGACCCGCCCAGGCGAAGGCTCGAAGACCTGGACCCTGATGGTCAAGCGCGGGCGCGATGGCCGCGACGCCGCCAAGGGGGGCGCCTGATGGCCCTTGTCTCGCTCGCCGCGGCGAAGGCCCATCTCCGGCTGACCGCGACCAGCCAGGACGCCGACCTGCAGCAGAAGGTCGACGCCGCCAGCGCCGTCATCGTCGACTACTTGAAGGACCGCGCCGAGGCGACCTGGGATGAGACGACGACGCCGCTGCCGGTCCAGATGGCGACGCTGCTGCTGGTCGCCTACCTCTGGCAGCACCGCGGCGACGACCCGGCCGACCGGGATGACCTCGACGTCAACCAAGGCGTCTGGGCGGAGATCGATCCGCTCCTGGCGCGTTTCCGCGACCCGGCCCTCCGCTGATGCCCCCGGTCACGCGCGGCGCCCGCCACCATCTCGTGAGCCTCGAGCAGCCAGGCCCGCCGCTCCCTGACGGCCACGGCGGATTCACGGCCACGTATGTCGCGCTCGACCCGCCGACGATGTACGCGGCGATTGCGCCGACGTCAGCGACGGACATGGAGCGGAGCCGCGCCGATACGAGCCTCGCCGTCGCGACGCATCTGGTGACGATGGACTTTCACCCCCAGGTGTCGACGCAGACCCGGCTCGTCGTGCCCGAAGGCCGCGTGTTCCACGTGACCGGCGTCCGCTCGCCAGACTTCCGGGGCATCGACCTCGAGCTCTCCTGCACCGAGGTCGTCCCGTGAGTGCCAACAACCGGATCGTCTGGTCGGGCATGGCGGAGCTCAAGGCGCAGCTCCGTCAACTGCCGGCGCACTTGACGAACGAGGCGCACGGCATCGTCACGGCCGCCGCGATGTCCGCCTACGGCGAGATATACGCGGCCTATCCCGAGGTGACGGGCAACCTCAAGGCCGGCCTGGCGGTCGACACCGGCGCCGGGATGAAAGCGTCGTCACGGGCGCTCGGCGCCAACGCCGTCCTCGTCAACCGCGCCAAGCACGCCTGGCTCTACGACAACGGGACGGGACAGCGGCGGTCGAGCACGCACGCCAACCTGGGCTCGATGACGCCGACGCATGTCTTCGTGCGGGCGGCGATGAAGCACCGGCGGGCGATGTACGAGCGGCTGATCTGGATGCTCGAACAGGAAGGGCTGCGCGTCCGAGGGTCGATCGATGCCGCCGCCTGAGTCCTCCGCGATCGACGACGCGATCATCGCGCAACTGATGGCGGACCCGACGCTCGAGGCGCTGACGCCGGATGGCGTCTATCTGAGCGAAGCGCCGCCGGGGTCGACGCGGTTCGTCATCGTGTCGCTCGTCGAGGCGCTGGATGTCGCCATCTTCGGGGGGCGCGCGATCGAGTCGGCGCTCTACCAGGTGAAGGCGGTCGTGCAGGCGACCGGGGGCGGCGTCGTCCAGCAGGCGGCGGCGCGGATCGATGCGCTGCTCGAAGACGTCCCGCTCACGGTGCCGGGCTATGCCTGGATGACGACGCATCGCGTGCAGCGGCTCGAACCGACCAATGAACCCGATGAGAGCGACCCGCGCATCAGTTGGCAGCACAGCGGCGGGCGCTATCGGGTCGAGATGTCCATCGCGTGAGAAAGGGTGAGTTATGCCGATTCTGAGTGGCCGCTACGGCGAGGTGCTGTGGGATGCAACGGGCGCGACACCGGGCACGCCGGTGGCGATCGCGTCGATCAAGAACTTCAAGCTGTCGCTGAAGACCGACAAGATCGACGTGACGTGCTTCGGGGACGTGAACAAGGTCTATATCCCCGGCATGAAGGACATCTCCGGGTCGACGGACGGGTTCTGGAACAGCGAAGACGTGACGCTGGTCGAGGCCGCGGACGCCGCCACGCCGGGCCTGCTGAAGCTGGTTCCCAACACGACCGAAGCGACCTTCTTTTGGCAAGGGCTCGCCTACATGGACGCGGAGATCGATACGTCCGTCGACGGCGCGCCGGCGCTGACCGGGACGTTCTCGGCCGCGGGTCCGTGGACGCGGGAGCCCGTCGTTCCCTGAGTCGATGTTCAGGGACATCACGCTGCGCGGGACGCGCGGCGCCTCGATCCTCTGGGGCGATCGTCCGGCGGTGACGCTCACGACGTGGACGATTCACCGGGCGCGCGAGATGGTCGACGCGCCTGGTGGGCGGGCGCGCACGCTGAAGCCGGCGACGGAGGGCTGGACGTTGACGGCAACGCTCGGCCCGGTCGTCGACCGATTCCAACTGCGGCAACGGCCGCTCTATTTCACCGCGCCGCGCAAGGGCGGCTACTGGCGCTGGCCGGTGCACGAGCTCACCGTCGGCGAGCGGACCCTCCGCGCCGGCTTGGGCCATCCGGAGTATTGACGATGTATCGATTCGTCCGACCCGACACGACCGTCCTCACGTTGTCCGACGGTGACACGCTGACGATTCGGACCCGGCTCAATGCCGGCGAGCAACGCGCGCTCTGGGCACGGTCGATGGAACCGGCGCCGGATGGGCGCTGGCGGGTGAACCTGGCACAGACCGGCCTGGCGCTGGTCACGGCGTACCTGCTCGACTGGTCGCTGCGGGACGATACCGGCGTCGTGCCGATTCGCGGGCTGGCGGTCGGCGAGCTCGAAACGGTCCTGAACAACCTCGAGATCGAGTCGTTCACCGAGATACTCCACGCGGTCGAGCGGCACAAGGCCGCGATGGACGAGGCGCGGGCGGAGGAAAAAAAACTCCGGGCTGGCTCACCGGCCGACGGAATGACCTCGCGATCGCTGTCCGTTGTGGGTGGCGGGTCGAGTGGGTACGTGAGTTAGACCAGGACGATTACGCGCTCCTGATTGACATTCTGAACGGCAAGCCGCCGTCCGAGTCCGCGGAGGTCGACGAGTAAGCCGATGCCCATTCAAGCGACCTTCCAAGCCGACTTTACCGATTTCCAGCGGGCCGTGACGGACGCCGAGACGTCGCTGCGGAGTTTCGAGGACAACGCGTCGAAGGTCGAGGGCTCGCTGAACCGGATGGCCGACTCCTTCTCAGGCCGGAAAATTATCTCCGAAGCGACGCTGATGATGGAGGCGATCGAGCGCGTCGGCGGCGTCTCGACGCTGACCGAAGCGGAGCTCGCCAAGGCGGGCGCGACGGCGGGCGAAGCGGCCGAGAAGATGACGGCGCTCGGGATGGACGTCCCGCCGGGGATGCAAGCCCTGGCCGACACGACCAAGAACGTCGGGACGGAAACCGAGACGACGACCGGGCTGCTCGGCGGCATGGCGAAGCAACTGGCGGGGATGTTCACCGTCGGCGCCGTCGTCGCGTTCGGGCGGGAGGTCCTGGCGGCGGGCGACCAGATCCAGAAGATGGCCGACCAGACCGGCCTTGCGGTCGACCAAGTCCAGCAACTGCAATACATCGCCGGTCAGTCTGGGACGGCGATGGGGAGCATCGTCAGCGCGCTTCAAGGCATGCAGGAGAAGCTCGGGCGCGGCGACGAGGGCTTGACCGGCGCGCTCGGCAAACTGGGGATCAACCTCGAGCAATTCAAGACGATGAATGCCGCCGATCAATTCATCACGGTCGGCAATGCGATCGCCAAGATCGAGGACCCGACGCTCCAAGCCTCCGCGGCGTTTGACGTGTTCGGGCGGACCTCGCGCGAGCTCATGCCGGCGCTGAAGTCGGATATGCAAAAGCTCGGGGATGAAACACTCGAGATGTCCGACCGGGCCATCAAAGGGCTGGACGCGCTCGGCGACGCCTGGACGAGTCTCAAGCACAACTCGATCGCCGCGGCAGGAGAAATTGTCGGACAGTT